TAATAGAGGTGGATATCTTTGGAAATCAAATGTTAATATGCCATGTTATCAACCATCTATGAAATCAATTATGGATTGGAATGGTGATATATATGTCTGTTGCGAGGATTGGAATAAAAATGTATCATTTGGTAACATATACAAACAAACATTTTCTTCTATATGGTTATCAGAAGAATTGCATGATGTAAGAAAAAGATTACAAAATGGTATGAGAACATTCTCTTCGTGTCAAAATTGTAACTTTTTACCTGAAAATTCTCAAAATGAACGTGAATCGATTCAAATTTGGGCAAATTATAAATATATGTAAATTGAATATAACCGCATTATGAAACATATAATTAGTAACCGAAAATAAGGAAAATAAAATGGCACTTTCAACTCCTTCAGAATCGCCTGCGGTTATAGTCAAAGAGGTTGACCTTACCAGTTCAGTACCTGGTGTTCAAAGTACAACTGGGGCTACCGTAGGAAACTTTAGATGGGGTCCAGTTGGCCAAAGAGTGCAAGTATCTAACGA